GCCGTGCTGCCGCTATCCGCGGTCCTCGCCGTGTCGGCCGTTGGGCCCTCTCGTCGTACCGGGGCGCGCTCGACGCGCTCACGGCCGCATACAAGGCCCGTCGTGATCTATGAATTCCGCCGGCGCGCGCGGAACGAACACCGGCCTAGCCGGCATCCGGCGACCTGCGCGCGTCGGCGCCGAACGAATCGAGGCGACATGACGCGTTACGTCGTGATCCTCGACGCCGACGATTACGCCGCGTTCGCGCAGTACGCGGCCGCCGGCGGTTTCCACGTACACGCCGCGATGGAAGACCCCGCCGGCGCCGGCGTCGTCGACAAAACCGCCGCGAACCGCGAGCGGCAACGCCGCTACCGCGCCCGCTCGCGTAACGCGCAACCGTTACGCGACCGTAACGCGGAAGCGTTACGGGGCGCTGTGGAAAGCGCTGGGGATTACGACCCCCGTAACGCGGCCCCTTTAGGGGGCCGTCGTTACGAAGGGGGGGCCGTTATCCCGGAAAATTCGGACAATAATTCCGCTGTGGGTAACGCGGTAACGCGTAACGCAGCGTTACGCGAAACGCGTTACGCGGAGGCGGCGCCGCTCGACGACCTCGAAGTCGAGCGCGGCAAGCGCGGTATCGCCGGCATCCGCGCCGCGCATCCCGATATGCCGCCCGCGCCCCGGAGGCCCTAACGATGGCGTTCACTCCGCGCGACCTTGCCGAAATGGCGTTGCACCATTTGGAAATGGCCGAGGCGCACCTCGCCGCCGACGAACCCTACGAAGCGCAAGCGCACGCGGTCTGCTCGATCGCGTGCACGCTCGCCGGCGGCCGGCGCGCGCCCGGGCCCGAAATGCTCGGCGCCGGATGGAAACGAACCGATGACCGGTAACGATTTTGAGCCGATGGCCGACGCGCAGGTCGCGCACCTGATCGTCTGTAAACGCTGCGGCGCCCTCGTGTGGAAGGCCTACCTAGAACGCCACGAGGCCGCGCACGAAGGCCTCGACGCGCTCTCCGAAGCGGCGCGGGACTGATGGGCGAATCGACGCTGTCGAAGCTCGAAGCGCGCCGGCGGGCCCGCGAACGCGCCGGCGAACGCCTCACCGACCAAGTAACCGGCGCCCTGTTCGGCGTCCTCGTCGGTATGCCCGCCGTCGACGTCGAATGGCACACCGACGGCACGCAGCTCGCCGGCGGCCTGCGCGTCACCAACGCGGCCGGCGCCGTCGTCGTCGTCACTATCGAACCCATCGACCTATGACCACGCCCGACGCGCGCGCGGCCGCGGTGATCGTCGCGGCGCGCGCCGCCGTCAACGCCTACGCCGGCCCGCCGTCACAATTCGGGCCGCTCGACGTCGCCGGCGCCATGCACGACCTCGCGGTCGTGCTCGGCGACTGCCCGTTCTGCGCGCCCGGTACTTGCCCGGGCGACGAACGCGTCGCTGGCCCGGGCGACTACGTCGACACGCCGCCGCTATGACAACACGCGACCCGCGGACGAACTCGCGCGCGTATCGGAATCTGTGCCGCGCGATTCTCGACCGCGACCGCCACGCCTGTCAGATACGCGGCGCGCGCTGCACCCTGGTCGCGACCGAGGTCGATCACATCGTGGCGAAAGCCGATGGTGGCGCCCTGTTCGATCCGGCGAACTTGCGCGCCGCGTGTAAGGCCTGCAATAGCGGCCGGTCCGCGGAACGTACGAACGCGAAACGCTGGCAGTACCGGACGACCGAACCCGCCTACGAAACGCGGCTATGACCGTGCTGTTCCTGCTCGGCCTCGACGTCGCTGTCGTCGTGTTCGTGTTCGTGCTCGCGTGGCGTATCGGCCGCGCCGAAGCTGCCGCCCGCGCCCGCGACGCCGGCCGCGTGCACGACCCGATCGAGTGAGCTATTCGGGCCCGATCGTCGACGCGGCCGGTATGTAGCCGTCGCACCAGGCGAGAATTTTGGTCGTGTCGGCGTCGGATAGCGCGCCGGCGACGATGCCGAACACGGTCGCGTAGTTCGTGTGGTCATAGCCCGCCATGAACGTACGCAGCGGCCACACCGTCCCGGCGGTAAACAGATTCGCGGATTGTGTCGCCATGCGCAGCGAAACACCCGCCGCGTTCTTGTACGCGATATCGAGTTTCGATCCGGCCGAACCGGCCGGCCCCGCGATACGAAACACAAACCCGATCGTTTCTTGCGCGCTGGTCGTGTGGTTCACGTTCACGGTCGGAAAACCGCCCGGACCGAAACACGCGATCGTCAACGGCGAAGCGGCCGGCCCCTCAACGGTCGGCCCGTCGCCGATATCGCCGCGAAAAGAATCGAGGACCGCGAGCGGCGCGGCCTGGTCGGTATCGCAACGCACCAGGCCGGCGATCGCGTACGGCGCCGCGTAACCGCCGAGGACGCCGCCGAAAAACTCGGCCGGCTGAGGATTCGAGCTCAGCGTCGGCGTCGGCGTGACCATCGCGGATATGTAACGGATAAAGGCGCCGGCGCCCAGGTCGAGCACCTGATCGCACCGCCACGCGGGCCGGCCGTTAAACCGGGCGCTGCTCGCGACGTAATGCGCGCCCGGGAGCGCGGGACGCACCGGCCCGGGCGGCGACGTGAGGTTCGTGAGATTGGCGCCGATCCCGCCCGCGTCTTTCACAAGCGGCCGCGCGCCGATCCGATCGGCGATGCTCGCGACGCGTTGCACGCTCGAAATCCCATACGACGACTGCTCGCCGGCGCTCGGCGTATAGAGCGCGAGGTATTGCGCGTCCCAGGCGTGCGTCCACGCGACCAGGTCCGCCCATTCGGCAACCTTGAGGACGCGCAACGCGCCCGCGGTGAGTGTGCCTGCCGCGCCGGCGCCGACCTTGAGCGGTTTCACCAGCTAATCACGATGCAAAGACCGTCGCCGCCGACGCCGCCCGCACCCGAACTAAACCCGTTCGTCGTGCCACCACCACCACCGGCGCCGCCGCCCGGCGTACCGCCGTTGCCGCCGGTCCCGCCGGCGTTGCCCGAACCGCGGCCGCCGCCGCTCCCGCCGCCACCGCACGCGCCCCGATCAACCGCGTTCGTGCCCGGATTGCCGTTCGCGTTGGAACCGCCCGCGATCGCGACGCCGCCCGGCTGATTCGCGCCCGGCCCGCCGAGGCCACCCGCACCCGACGCGACCGTCGCGTTCGAGGCGTTGACACAACCGCCGTTACCGCCACCGCCCGGCGTCCCGACCTTGCCGTCACCGCCGCCCGTCGCGCTGTTATTGGGTCCGGCGCCGTACCCCGAACTAAACACGTTGATCCCGAACGCGGTCACGAACGTCCCGGCGCGCGTCGACGTAATGCCGCCGTTGGTGATCGTCGTCGACGCGGTCGCGCTGCCACCGACGCCGCCGCTGCCACCATCGGCCGAAATGTGATTCCCGAAATTGGTATTGCCGCCGTTGCCGCCGTTGCCGCCGTTGGTCGTGTCGACGCCCGCGGCCGCGCCTGACGTACCGCCGGCGCCGACGTTGACGGTTTCGGTCGCGCCGAGGTCGACCGTACGGAACGATTGAAGGCTGTAACCGCCGGGCCCGCCGCCGGCGCCGCCACACCGATCACTCGCCGCCGCGCCCCGTCGACCGCCGCCACCACCACCACCCGCGCCGATACAAATTGCTTGCGTCACCGTGGGCGTAAACGTCGTCGGTTTCGTCCACGTCTGGCCGGCGCCGACCGGAAATATCTGCACATCAGGCCGGATCGCCGACTGCAGTTGCGGAATCGAAAACAGTTTCGCGACACCGGCAAGCACACCAAGCAGCGAATCGGTCGACGCCGGCGCCGAACCGGACGCGGGAACGGCCGCAACATCGGTACCGGAAACCCATCCGGTCGCGAAGTCGGCGCCGCCGGTTTTCGTCAAGAGCTGATCGGTGCTGCCGCCGGTCGGGACACCCGGCCCGGTCGGCCCGGTCGATCCTTGCGGGCCCGTCGCGCCGGTCGCGCCGGTCGGGCCTTGCGCGCCGGTCGCGCCCGTCGATCCTTGCGGGCCCGTCGCGCCGGTCGCGCCGGTCGCGCCCGTTGGTCCCGCGGGACCGGTCGGCCCTTGGAACGGCCCGAGGTCAACCCACGTTGTTCCGTTCCACGACCAAAGGTGGCCCGTATCGTCGGTAATCCACGCGTCGTTCAGTGTGTTGCCGGTCGCCGGCAACGCGGCGTGGTTCGCGACGTGGCCTTTCACGACGATCGACGCGCCGGCCGGCCCGGTTGGTCCCGCGGGACCGGTCGGCCCGGATGGGCCCGCCGGCCCTGACGGCCCTTGCGCGCCGGTCGCGCCCGCGGCACCGGGCGGCCCGGGCGCGCCGGTCGCGCCCTCGAACTGGCCGACGTCGTTCCACGTCGCGCTCGAACTCCACACCCAAAGGTGACCGGTGTCGGTTGTGACCCACGCGTCGTTCACCGTGTTGCCCGTCGTCGGCAAGTTCGCGTGTGTCGCGACGGAACCTTTCACGACAATCGAGGTACCGGGCGGCCCGGGCGGCCCGATCACCACCGGCTGCATTACGACAGGCGTCGGCGTCGAAGTCATCGTGTTACGTCCTCGTCGACTCGAAGGTCGCCCCGATACCAAGTACGCGGCTGCGTCGCGCCCGCGCCCGCGGGTATCTGCTGCAAATCCCACACATACACGTCACCGCCGGCCGCGAGCGCGGCCAACTGTGCGCCCGATAACGAGAGGCGAATATCGCCGGCCGCCATGCCGCTCGTGTCGACCGTGAACGCGTCGACCGGCGCGGCGTCGTGTTCGTGGACGCGTATCTCCGCGGCCCATACACCGTCCATCGGGAACGGCGCACCGCTCACACTGTCGACGTATTGCACGAGGCACGCGAACCCGTCGCCGCCGTAGAGGTGAAGGTCGAAGGTCTGCGGCTCGACCGACAATCTCGTCGCCGTGCTAGTCACCATCGGCGTACGCCTCATCCCAACACGCAGCACACACACCGTCGTGTGCATCTAGCTCACTGATCCGCGTTAGTTCACCGCACTCGCTGCACCGACTGTCGTCGTAGTCCACGCGTGCCAGCATCGCGCACCTACCCCTAGTTGTCGCGGCCTGCCGCGACGTCGAGGCCTGCGCGTCGCGAGGGGGACGGTAGGAAATTTCGCGGCCGCCGCGTGGGGGGAGTGCAACACGCGACAGTCACGCGACCGGCTCGCGGGCCCCGTTTTTTGGTGGCGATCGGCTCGGATAGCCCGTACGCAGCCGCCGTTTTTTTGCTGAACCGGCCGAACCGGCCGGCATCGCCGGCGATACCGTCGAGGCGTGACCGATACGCCGAGGCGTGGCCGTGTCGAGGCCGGCCTCGAACGCGAGCTGATCGAGCGGCGCGATATCGGGCCCGCCGAACGGTCGGCGCTGCGCGCTCAGGCCCGCGCCGTCGACCGCGGCGCCGATACTGACGAAATCACCCGGGCGAACGCCTGTTACCTCGACCTGCGAAAGGCGGCCGGCCTCACTAGTGGAAACAATCAACCGGTCGACGCGTTCGACGCTTTCCTGGCCGGCCTCAGCCGGCCCGGCGCCGGCGATAGCGACACACCGCACACCTGACCGGCCGACGCACGGCCCCGCGGTCGCGCAAGTCGCGGCCGCGCTCGGCCGGCCGCTCATGCCCTGGCAGCGCGCCGTTGTCGACACCGCGCTCGAATACGACCCCGAGAGCGGCCTGTTCTATTACAAGCTCGTCGACGTCACCGTCCCGCGACAATCCGGCAAAACGACGCTGTTCGGCGCCGTGCTCGAACACCGCGCCCTCACGATCCCGCGGGCGCGCGCATGGTTCACGATGCAATCGCAAAAAGACGCGGTCGATTGGCTCATTAACGAACATTGGCCGTTGCTCGCGCCGTTCGGTCACGCGTGCACGCTGCGGCGCGCCGCCGGCTCGGAACACGTCAAGTGGCGCCATACCGGCGGCCTCGTGCGGCCGTTCCCGCCGACGCCGGCCGGCCTGCACGGCAAAACGTCCGACCTCGTCGTCGTCGACGAAACGTGGTCGTTCGACTATGTGAAAGGCCAACAGCTCGACCAGGCCATCGTGCCAACGCAAGCGACCAAACCCAACGCGCAGGTATGGAAAGTGTCGACCGCCGGCGACGCCACGTCGACCTGGTGGCTCGGCACGGTCGAGGCCGGCCGCGCCGCCGCGCTCGCCGATCGCCGCGCCGGCATCGCCTATTTCGAGTGGTCGTGTCCCGACGACCTCGACCCGACCGAGGCGTCGAGCTGGCCGGCGTATCACCCGGCGTACGGCCGCACGATCGGCGCCGAGGCGATGGGCGCCGCGCTCGAACTGCTCGGCCCCGACGAATTCGCCCGCGCCTACGGCAACCGTTGGGTCGCAACAACCGCGCGCGTGATCCCGTTGGGCGCGTGGCGCGCCGCCGCGGACCCGGACGCGCCGCTGCCCGAGGTCGGCCGCTGCGCGATCGGTTTCGACGTCGCCGTCGACCGCTCCGACGCCGCGGTCGTGTTCGCGTGGCGCGATCCCGCCGGCGTCGCGCACCTCGAACTCGCCGATTGCCGCGAGGGCGTCGCATGGCTCGCCGACCGTGTGCTCGACCTCGTCGAGCGTTGGCGGCCGCGCGCGGTCGGCTACGACGCCGCCGGCCCCGCCCTCGACGTCGCCGACGTCCTCGAACGCAGCGAGCTCGAGCTCGCCGGCACGAAGGCCCGCGAATACGCGGCCGCGTGCGCCGGGCTGCTCGACGCGATCGTCGCCGATCCGCCCGCGGTACGTATCCGGCCGGCGGAAGCGCTCGACGCGGCCGCCGCATCGGCGGCGCAACGCGCGTTAGGTGACGCGTGGGCGTGGGGCCGGCGACAATCGACCGTGTCGATAGCGGCGCTGACCGCGGCGACCGTCGCGCTCTGGACCTATGACCACGCGCCGGCCGACCCGGGCGCGTTCCGAATCTTCTAAGCGCATTGGTATTACCGTTCGCGCGCGGTGGTAGCTGTCGCGACGCCATACGGCGCTCTGTTTCAAGGCGGCGCGGGGCTGATACGCGACGGCGCCGGCGGCGTTTCGTTCCCGCCGCCCGGCGCGGCGACGTTCGGTATGCCCGGCCCCTACGTGTACGACGCGACGACGGCGCGGCGTATCCCTTCGGTTGGCCGCGCGCTACAGCTCTACGCCGGCCTCGTGAAACAAATGCACATCGAGGCGTGGCGCGGCTACCAACAACTGCCGACCCCGCGGCTGTGCGCGCGGCCCGATCCGAACCGGGCCGGCTCGTGGTTCGTGCAAGTCAACATCGAGGACTACCTCTTAAGCGGGAACGCGGTGTCGCTCGTGACGGCCCGCGGCGCCGATGGTTGGCCGCTCGCGGTGACCTGGTTACCGGCGCAATGGGTCTACATCGTGTGGGAACCCGTCTTTAACGACGTGGGCCTGTTCGCGACCGTCGAGTCGTATTACTACCTGGGCGAACGGCTACCGGCCGAGGACGTGATTCACGTACGGCGCGGCGCTGATCGTTTCTATCCGGTGCGCGGCGTGGGCGTCGTCGAAGAATATTTATCGACGCTGGATCGTGTCGCGATGGAAGAAGAATACGAACGGGGCGCGCTCGCCGGCGGCGCCGTCCCGTCCGTCGCGGTGGTGACCCCGCAAGCGCAGATAACCCAAGACGTCGCCGACGAAGCGAAGGCCCGTTGGCAAGACAAATTCGCGGGCCCGCAACGCGAACCCGTCTTTTTGCCGAACGGTACGCAGGTGATTCCGTTGGCGTGGTCGCCGACCGATACGCAACTCGCCGAAGCGCGGCGTATGTCGCTCGTCGACGTCGCGAACATGTTCAACCTTGACGGGTATTGGCTCGGCGCGCCGGTCGCCGGCATGACGTACCGCACCGCGGGCCCGCAGTATCAGCAAGTGTTACGCACGTCGTTAGAGCCGGTCCTCGCCGATTTCGAGGACGTCTGGTCCGATGCGTGGTTGCCGCGCGGTACCGGTATCCGTTTCGATCGTTCGCAACTCTTGCGCGAAGACCTCGCGGTAAGCGTGACGGCCGCGACGCAAGCGGTCGGCGCCGGCATCGCGACGATTCCCGAAGGCCGCGTGATGATTGGCCTGCCGCCCAACGTGCCCGGCGCGATCGGTACGAACGCCGACCTGCCGGCCGTACCGGCGCCGGCCGATCCGAACGCGATCCTGCCCGACGAGGGCGTCCCCGGAGGTAGCGCGAATGTCCCTAGCGCCTGAGGTCCGCACGTACGTAACGACGCTCGAATTGCGCGATGCGCAAGCGGTCGGCGCCGGCCGCGCTTACCGGTATTTGGAAGGCCGCGCCGTCCCGTATGACACCTGGGCCGATATCGGTTGGTACCGCGAGCAGCACGCGGCCAAGTCGTTCGCGCAATCGACGAAGGCCGGTAGCGGCAAAACCGCGCCGCTGCTCCTGTTTCACGACAATCGGTCGTTCCCGATCGGCAAGGCCGAGAAATGGACCCACGATGGCGGCCTCGACGGCCTGTGGCGATTGAACGATTCGCCGGAGGCGCAGCGGGCCGGCGCGGCGGCCGAGGCCGGCGAGCTGCTCGGCCTGTCGGTCGGTTTTCAACCGATCCGTTCGGCCTGGGATTACGTCGACGACTGGAACCCGGACCTGGGCCCCGATCACATGGATTCGGTAACCCGGATCGAGTCGCGGCTGATGGAAGTGTCGTTAACGCCGACGCCGGCGTTTAGCGACGCCGCCGTCGAAATGGTCCGCACCGCCTACAACCTGCAAGCCCGCGCCGCGATGCGCGCCGAACGGCCGACCCAAGCCGACGCGTGGCGCGCCGACGTCGAGCGGTTACGCTCGGAGGCGCCATAGACCGCGGCCCGGCCCGATCGCCGGCCGGCTCGACGGCCGTACGTGCCCTGCGTCGAGCGGCGTACACCGTTGGGTCACCGTGAGCGAACAGTCGAGGCGCCCGCATCGCGGCGACCGCTGTAACGCAACGGAGGTACCGGTTATGAACCCTGTTCTCGAACGGCTGCGCGCGGAACGCGCCCAACAAGTCGAAACGATGGACTCAATTTTGGCGCAGGTCGACGGCCGCGACCTCGTCGACGCCGAACGGTCGTTACTCGAAGTGCATCGCGCCCGCATTGTCGAACTCGACGAACAGATACGCCCGCTCGCCGATTTTGAGGCGTTGCGCGGCCAACACGACGCCGCGGTCGGCGCGCTGCCCCGGCCGGCCGACACCGCGCAACCGCGCGCGGTCGGCGTGAGCGAACGGCCGCCGCAATACCGCACGGCCGGCGCGTTCGTCGTCGACTACCTGCGCGCGAACGGCATCCTCGATCGCGGCCGCATCGACGAAGCCGCCGCCGGCCGCGTGTACCAGGCCCGCGCCGATCAAACGACCGCCGACACGACCGGCATTCTTCCGACGCCGATCGTCGGCACGATCGTTTCGCTGCTCGACGCGCGCCGGCCGCTGATCGCGTCGTTAGGCGGCGCGAAAGGCCTCGGCAGCATTCCCGGTACGACGTTCACGCGCCCGAAGGTTTCGCAGCACACACAATCGGGCGCGCAATCGGCGGAAAAGACGGCGTTACCGTCCCGCAAAATGACGATTACGCCCGTCACGTTCACGAAAACAACGCGGGGCGGTTACGTCGATATCTCCCGCCAAGACATCGACTGGACGTCGCCGGCGGCGTGGGACATTTTGATCGCCGACCTCGCGAAGGTTTACGCGGCCGACACCGAAACGACCGTGGCGGCCGCGTTCGTGACCGCGGCGACCGGTATTAAGCCGCCGGCGTTGCCGGCGACGCCGGTCCTGGCCGACTGGATGAAAGGCCTGTACACGGCCGGCATGCACTCCTACACCGCCGGGCAAGAAATGCCCCAGGCGATTTGGTGCTCGCTCGACGTGTGGGCGGCGCTCGGCGCGCTCGTCGATACGACCCGCGTTGTGATCCCGGTCGACACGACCCGCGAAATGGGCGCGCCCGGTACGTCAAGCCTCGCCGAATTCACCGGCGACCTGTTGGGCCTGCCGCGTGTCGTCGTGCCCCTCGCGCCCGCCAAGACGTGCATTGTCGGCCCGCGCGACCTCTACGAGGTCTACGAGGAAGTGCTCGGCCTGCTGTCGGTTATCGAACCGTCGATTCTCGGCGTGCAAGTCGCCTACGGCGGCTATATCGCGTTCGGCAGTCTGGCCGGCGGCGCCTACGTCCCGCTCGACCTCTCGGCGGTTACAAGCCTGCCGACGATGGCGACCGCGGCAGAGATCGCGGCCGCGAACGGCGTCGAGCTGCCCGAAGACGCCGAGCTGCCCGAGGACGCCGAACCGCCGGCGAATCACCGCAACCGCGGCAAGGCGGAATAGCTAGCGATGGCGGCGTGGCCGGACCTGCGTACCGTGCGATCGTTTCTGCGGTTACAACCCGACCCGGAACAAGACGCGGTCATCGAACAGGCCCGGCTCGCCGCCCTCGACTACGGCATCGAAAGACTCGGCAAGGATGCGACGGGCGCACCGAACTATCCGACGAATACGTCGACGCTGCCCGATAGCGCGGCGCTGGCGTGCACGATGCACGCCGGCCGGCTGTACCGGCGGCGTGATTCGGTCGACGGCACGATCGGTTTCGGCGACCTCGGCGCGATCCGCGTCGGCCGCGTCGATCCCGATATCGAGGCCCTGTACGCGCAGCACGCGCCGCTCGTGTTCGGCTAATGGGCGGCTGGAATCGCGCCGGCGTTGCGAAGGCGATCGCCGCGCTGCTCGCCGACCTCGACGAATCGGTCACCGTGTTCGACGCGCCGCCGTCGACGCTCAACCCGCCGGCGTATGTCGTGCGGTACCCGTCCGTTGTCGATTACGACGTCCCGACGTTTGGTGTCGACCTCGGCACGCTGCCCGTCGAGGCGATCGTCGCGCCCGGCGAATTTGACCGCCTCGACGCGATGCTCGACGACGCCCGCCAAGCGCTCTCCGACGACGACAACCTCGGCGGCGCCGTCGTGACGCAGTCGCCGCGTTCGCAGTCCGGTTGGCGCATGTTCAACGTCGCCGGCGTCGACGTGATGGCCGCGCAATTGATCCTCGAAATACGAATGTGAGGTAACACCGTGACCGACGAACCGCTCGACCCCGAACTCGAACCGACGCCGGCGAACGGCGAGGTCGCATTACTGACCGACATCGCGTTACCGGTATCGACGCCGGTAATGATGACCGACGCCTATATCGAAATCGGCACCGGCAACCTCTCCTGCGTCGGCCTCGAAGTGTCGATCGAACCGGAAAACAAGCCGATCGAACTCACGACGTTTTGCGGCGTCACCGACTACCCGGGCCCGGTGAAATGGCACCTCAAAGCGAAGCTGGCGCAAGCGTTCGACGCGTCGTCGACGTACGCGACGCTGTCGGCCGCGCTGACCGCGTATCAAAGCGCGGGGACGCTCTGCCAATTCAAGGTCCGGCCCTACAAGTCGCGCGTGAAGTCGGTATCGAATCCGTCGTTTGAGGGCAACGCGATTCCGCAACCGTTCACCCTGTTTGGCGGCGCGGCCGGCACGGCGTCTGAGGTCGACATTGATTGGATTCTGTCGGCGCCGCCGTCCGTCGTTACGACCTGATGGTCGCGCCGGCCGTTGGCATTGTCGGCCTGCGCGCGCTGTCGCGTGACGTACACCGGCTGACCGACGACCGGTCAAGCGCGCTGTATGCCGGCATGAAAGCGGCCGGTAAAGCGGCCGCCGAACCGGTCGCAGCCGCGGCGCGCGCCACGGTCCCGCGCGATGGCGACGTGCTCGCCGAAACGATCCGCACCAGCGCGACCCGTACCGGGGCGACCGTGCGTATGGGTTCCGCGGCCGCGCCCTATGCCGGTTGGGTGGAATTTGGCGGCACGATCCACGGCCGCAACGCGTCGCGCGAATACATCGCGGCCGGCCGGTATTTGTTCCCGGCGGCGCGCATGTTGGGCGACCTGGCGCTCGAAAACTATGACCGCGAACTCTCGGCCGTGTTCGCGAGTGACCGCGTGTGGACGAACACGACGAACGACGGAGGCCAAGTGCATGATTGACCCGAACGACAACCCGCGTTTTCTCTCCAACGTCGATCCCGTCGTCGTGTCGGCCGACCGGCCGTTACGTATCTCGCCGGCCGGTATGCGCGCGCTGACGAAGGCGACCGGCCGCACGATGACCGAACTGATGGAAGACGACGCCGACCGGCTGCAGGTGATGGCGTTTCTCGAACTCGGCCGGCGCGCGCTCGCCGCGGGACACCCGGTCGACGCCGGCGAACTGTGGGCGGCCGCCGACGACGTCGAAGTCGATTTTGTGGCGCCGGCGCCGCTCGACCCTTTCGACGGCGCGTCCTCGACAACCTCGCCGCCGTCTGCCGGTACTGGCGAATGACGCCCGGCGAGGTCGAGGCCCTCGACGATGACACCTACCAAGCGTTCGTGGCGTTCATGGAACGCGAAGCCTACGAAATACGGCGCGCGCAGAAAACAAAGAGGTAGGTAGTGGCCGGCCCGTCGATCGCCGTACGCGTCCTCGGCGACGCAAGCGGCCTCGCGCGCTCGATCGACCAGGCCGGCGGCCGCGCCAAGGCGAACGCCTCGGCGATGCAAGGCGCGTTTTCGACGGCGCTCGGCGCGCTCAACCGCGCCGGCGTGCTCGGCCCCTTCCAAGACGCGCTGGCCGGCGTCGGCGCCTCGCTCGAAATCCTGAAAGAACACGCGAAACAAATCGGGCCCGCGTTTTTGGCCGGCGGCGCCGCGATCGCCGCGGTCGGCACCTCGTTACAAGTGCTCGGCAGCAAAGACAAGGCGGCGCACCAACAACTACAAGCCGCGGTCGAGGCGACCGGACATAGCTACGACGACTACGCGTCAAAGGTCGAGGCCGCGATCCACCACCAGGAAGCCTTTGGGCATACCGCCGACCAAACCCAAGACGCGTTACGCGTCCTGACCCAAGCCACCGGCGACCCGACCAAAGCGCTGCAATACCTCAACGAAGCCGCCGACCTCGCCGCCGCCAAACACGAAGATTTAGCGACCGCCGCCACGCAAATGGGCAAGGTCTACAACGGTCAAGGCCGCATCCTGAAGGAATACGGCCTACAACTCACCAACACGAAACAAGCGGCAAGCGCGCTCACCTCGGCGCAAAAACAAGCGCAGACCGCCGACGTCAACGTCATGAAATCCAAACAGCGGCTCGCCGACGTGCAAGCGCTGCTCGCCGGCAAAAGCAAGCTGACGACGGCCGAACAGCTACGGCTACGGAACGCGCTGCTCAACGTGCAACAAGCCGACGTCGCGCAAAAAGCGGCGCATGAACACCTCGCGGCCGCGCACGCGGCGGCGACCGCGGCCGCGCAAGGCAACGGCAAAGCGCTCGACCAACTCGGCGCCAAGCTCAAAGGGCAAGCCTCGGCGGCCGCCGATACCTTTAGCGGCCGGCTCAACGCGTTAAAGGCCCGCGCCGTCGACGCCATCTCCACCTTCGGTCAAAAGTGGGGGCCCGCGTTGCAAGTCGCCGGCCTCGCAATGGCCGGCGTCGGCGCCACCATTTCCGGCGTACAAGCGTTGCTCGGCGTATTCCGCACCTCGACCGAAGCCGCCACCGTCGCCACCGAAGCGATGACCGCGGCCGAGGACGCCGAAGCCGTAAGTAGTTGGCTCGCGCTCGGCCCGATCCTGCTGATCGTCGCCGGCGTCGCCGCGCTCATCGCGATCGGCTATGTCCTGTACCGCAACTGGTCGACGATATGGAAAGGCATACAAGCCGCGGTGTCGTTCGTGTGGGACTGGATCAAAAACAACTGGCCGCTCCTGCTCGCGATCATTACCGGCCCTATCGGTATCGCCGTGCTGCTCATCGTTCGGAATTTCGACACGATCAAAGGCGCGATTCTCGCCGTGTGGGACTGGATCAAAACGAACTGGCCGCTGCTGCTCGCGATCCTGACCGGCCCGTTCGGCCTCGCGGTCCTGTTCATTACCCGCCATTTCGACGACCTCGTGTCGTTCTTCCAAGGCCTCCCGAGCCGTATCGGCTCGGCGGTCGCCGGTATGTGGAACGGCATCCTCGACGCGTTCCGTACCGTGATTAACGGCGTTATCGACCTGTGGAACCGGCTGCATTTCACGTTGCCGCATATCGACCTGGGCCCGCTCGGCACGATCGGCGGCGGCACGATCGGCGTCCCGCAGATACCGCACCTCGCGCAAGGCGGCCTGATTACCCGTACCGGCCTCGTGTACGCGCACGCCGGCGAGGCGATCACGCCGGCGCCCGCGCGCGGTCCGCTCATCGCGATCGCGAACGCGCATTTCACCGACCCGGTAGACGTCGACGTCCTGTTCGGCCGCGTCGCCGGCCTCGCGCAAGGCCGCGCCGTATGACCTGCGTCCGTACCGCGTGGCTCGACCTCGACGGCACGACCGTCGCGCTCGAAGATGCCGCCGCCGGCTATTTCTGCACGAAGCTCGACCTCGGCGCGCCGGTCGTGCGCGAAGTCCTCGACAACCTGCCCGACCAACACGGCGCCGTCGACCGAACCGCGTACATGGGGTCGCGCGCCGTGTCGGCCGACGTGACCGCGGTGGCCGGCGCCGGCGCCGTCGTCGACGACGTCGCGACGATGTTCGGTCCGTTCATGGTCCCCACCGCCCGCCCGGTGCTGCATTACGTCCTCGATAGTGGCGGCACGGCCCGCGAGCGGACGCTCGTGGTGCGGCCCGCCGCCTACGACTACGCGATCGAAGGCGACCAACAGCGCGACATACACCTCGGTTTCGTCGCCGCCGATCCGATCGCCCGCGACCCGCGCGTACAGAGCGCGACCGCGTGGGCCGGTTTTGGTTCGACGCCCGGCCGTGCCTACCCGTTGACGTTTGACCGTACGTATCCGGCCGGCGGAGGCGTCCCGACCGTCGCGAATCTCTACTCGGCCGGCGACGTCCCGATACAACCGGCCGTGCGTATCTGGGGCCCGATTACCGGCCCCGCGGTGACGTTTACCGACGCGGCCGGCGCCGTGTTCCGCGTCCCGTTCGTGTCGTCGTTCACGATCGCGGCCGGCTCGTTCGTCGACGTCGACACCAAAGCCCATACCGCGCTCTACAACGGCGACCCGGCGCAAAACATGCTCACCGATATTGATTGGACGTCGATTGCGTGGCCGGTCCTCGACCCCTACGTCACCTGGCGTATGTCGCTCGCCGGCACCGCAACTAGCGGCGTAACCCAAGTCGTCGCGACCTGGCAGGACGGTTACCTCTCGTGAGTGCGGTACCGGCCGGCCGTGGCCGCTGGCGCGTCACGATCCACGACCGCGTGTTCGGCAATTGGGCGTCGCCGGTACCGGCCTGGCAACAAACGATCCTGGTCGAGGTCGACGACGCCCGCGGCCGCAAGCTCGACAAAACATGGGACGGCGCCGCCGTGTTCGCGTTCACGGTCGACGGCCGGTCCGCGGCCGGCGCCCTCATCCAAGAACTGCAACACGACGTGTACGTGTGGCGCTGGGACGAGGCGCGCGGCCGTGACGTGTGCATGTTCCGCGGGCCGATCACCCAGGCCGAGGACCAACTCACGACGGAACGGCACGCGGTGACGTTCACCGCGCACGACTACCTGGCGATGCTCGAACGGTCGATCTACACGTCGAACGCGACATACACCAACGTCGACCAAGATGCGATGGTGAACAGCATTGTTGCTCTCGCCGGCAACCAAACGACCGACCTCGGCACGTCGTTACACCCGGCGTGCTATCTGCCGCTGTATTCGGCGCCCGTGACGCCGGCCGGCGCGACCCGGGGCGCGTCGGGACAGTTACGTACCCGCGCCGCGTTCGGTAACGCGACGCTGCTCGAAACGCTCGACGCCGCGTCGAAAGTGCAAAACGGTTTCGATTACGACGTCCTGCCGGCGCCCGAGGCCGCCGCCGCCGGCCTGCCGAGTGTGCCCGCCGGCGTCGACGCGCTGCGCGTGTTCTATCCGGCGCAAGGCATCGCCCGGACCGATATCGCGTTCGTGTACGGCGCCAACGTCGCCGGCCTCACCCGCGCTGTGAACTCGGCCGATTACGCGAACTACGTACGCGAACTCGGCAACAGCGGTACGGGCGGCACGCAGCTCGCCCGCGACGCCTGGAACGCCGAGGCGACCTCGGCGACACCGACTGTCGGCCTGTGGATGCTCGGCAACAACCGGGCCGATGTTTCGACCGCGGCCGGCCTGACCGAACACGCCAACGGCGATCTCGCGTTAACCGCGCTGCTCGACCCGGCGTACACGTTGACGCTGACGGCCGGCGCCTACGTGTACGGCGTGCCCAACATCGGCGACACCGTGCAAACCGTGGTGCAATCGGGCCGCCTCGACGTCAATACGGCGCTGCGCGTCCTCGGCCTGGCGTATGTGATCGGCGACGACGGTAACGAGGACGTCGCGGTAACGGTCGGCCGGCCGCAACCGAACTTGCGTAAGGCGTTTCGGAAGATCAATAACGACGTTTCCGCCCTGACGCGGAGGTAACTGCATGACTCGATACGCGCCCAACTGGCTGCAATCGCTCACGTATGCGGCCGCGCTCGACCGGCGCGCGCTGCAAGCCCTCTGGCCGGCGGCCGCGTCGTCGGGCGGCGCGGTGACGCCGGTTTCCGGTATGCAAGTCGCGATCGCCGCCGCGCAAGTCGCGGTGCCGACCAACAACAACACCGGTACCGCGCTCTGTACGAACGACGCGCCCGAAAACGTGACCTTGACGGCCGCGCCCGCCGCGGGCAACAACCGTATTGACCTGATCGTGTGTCAGCTCCGCGGTACCGACGTCGACGGCGGCGCCAACAACGATTTTCTTTATAGCGCGGTGGCCGGCGTTGTGGCGGCGTCGCCGGTCGCGCCCGCCACGCCGGCGAATGCCGTGCTGATGGCGCAAATCTTCGTGCCCGGCGGCAGCTCGAGCGTGACGGCGCCCAACATCACCGACAAACGGCCCGGCGGCCTGCCCGCCATCTCGTCGGCCTGGTCGATGCCACGCGGCGAACAGGCCTACGTCGCGTGGCCGAACCCGGTGGCCGGCGTCGGTACCGCGCAAACCGACATTCTGACCGTGCCCGATTTCACGGCGATCAATAACCGTATTTACGTCGTCGAGTTTTACGCGAACAACATTCAGCAAAACACGGCGACCGGTTTCGTGAAGGTCTATTTCACCAACGCGAGCAATGCCGGCCTCGGCCAATTGTTGCTCGACCAAACCGTCCCGGTCGGGTCGCGTACGTCGATCAATCCCGGCAAGACGCGCGTCGCGTGCGGCGCCGGCGGCCCGCCGACGCAGATACCGGCCGGCCTTATCACCGGCTACAAAATCCGCGCGCAAACCAGTGTCAACACCGTCGATTTCAACGCTGGCAGCGCGGTCGACCCGGGCCCGCTTATCGTGCGCGTGCTCGACGACGGCGCGCTCGCGGGTACAACCGGCCCGTAACACTTCCTAGAAACTAAGAAAACTAAGAAAACTAAGAAACGAGAGGCGAAACGATGACACCGACCGAACCCGAACCCGAACCGACCGAACCGACCGAACCCGAACCGGACGTCGAGGAACCGGGCGGCGTCGTCGAAGGGCCCGACGCGTAATGGCGCCCGTCGATCGCGTCACCATTCATCACCAAGGCGGAGGCGCACCGACCGACGACTCGAGCGGCTATTCCGAAGGCGGCTACACGTACGGCATTGGCGCGACCGTTTGGGAGCGTTTCCGTGACGTGTGGTCGAGTTACGCGACGCTCAACTACAACGGCGAAAGCCTCGACATTTGTTTGAGCGGCTGCCGGCACCCGACGTGCGGGAACTATCCGGTCACCGATCACGACCTCGAACTCATCGCCGGCGTGATCGCCGACGCCCGCGCCCGCGGCTACGTCGTCGAGCGGCCGCTCGTCGTCGCGCACAAAGATTCGCCCGGAAGCTCGACCGCCTGCCCGGGCGATCGCACAATCGACCGCTGGCAAGAAATCGTCGCTATCTGTACCGGTGCCGCGGCGCCGGCGCCCGGACCCGAAACAAGGGGGAAGCTCTTGACCACGATCGCTGCACCGTTCGGCCGCAACGGCCGGCCCGGTACCGCCCGCCCCATCCCGGAGCTGGGCGCCGTGCTCCTCGAAAACGGCGCCGGCGTCGAAGGCGACCGCGACAACGGCGATAGCCGCGTGTGGACCTCCGACGATGGCATCGTGCAAGCGGCCGGCAACCTGCTCGTCGATATCGCGGCGACCGTCGACGACGACGGCCGGCCCGACGGCAACGGCATCATCGCTCTATTCGACCTCGGCAATAACGACCTCGGCACCTACGTCCTGCGCTGGCAGCGCGCCTAGCTCGGCCCGGGCGCCGTGCGTGACCTCATCGAAGCGTGCGCGGTCCTGCTCGCCGCGTTCGCGTTCGTGTGGGCCCAAGCCGCGGCCGAACACCGCGCCCACGCGGTTATCGACGCCCTCGACCGGCTCACCGACGCGTTGCTCGCGACGTACGAGGCCGACGACACCGACGAACCCGACGCCGGCGCCTAAGACGCGACACACCGCCCCGACGGAGGATTTGGCGGCACCGACGTCGAGGCGGCGTATCGGCTAGCTCCTGGGCGACGGTACCGCGCGCCTGGGACACCGTGACGCTTGTGACGCTTGTGACGGGCGCGCGGCGTAGATGGGCCCACCGGTTGGGAAGATGGGCCCACTAATGGGCCCACTAGCTCGGACCCCGAACACCCGTTTGGAGCTCTTAGGCCTCTGACCAGGCCTTTTGCGTCGGGCTGGCGGGACTCGAACCCGCGACCTCTTGACCCCCAGTCTCGCGCACCAGGCCTTTTGTGCCTGCGTTCGTATGCGAAAGTGCCTGTTTATCGGGCGTTTTTGGGTATCGTCCCTGAAGGCGAATGGGCCCACCAAATGGGCCCACCAAACAAAGGCGGCACGAATGGCGAAAGCGAAGCGCTACGGCGAAGGCAGCGTTACCTACGACGAGGCCCGCGACCTTTGGATCGGTCGTGTGGAACTCGAACCGCACCCGGACGGCTCACGCAACCGCAAGAAAGTCACCGCGCGCACGAAGGCGGCGATGCTCGAAAAGCTGCGCACGGTCCAACACGCCAAAGACGTCGGCGCGCCGATCGTGTCGCAACGCGGCACCGTCAAAGCCTGGCTCGACAACTGGATCGAAAATGTCCTGCCCCGTTCGGTCAAGCCGTCGACCGTCGACAACTACCGGTGGATCGCCAACACCTACATCACGCCGCACGTCGGCACGGTCCCGCTCGCCAAGCTGACCCCGCAACACGTCGAACGCATGATGACCGCGTTGGAAGCCGACGACCTGGCGCCGCGCACGGTCGCGCTCGCCCGTACCGTCCTGCGGCGCGCCCTCACGATCGCCGAACGCCAACACGCGGTAACCCGCAACGTCGCCGCGCTGACCGACGCGCCGAAACAAACCGCGACGAAGCTCGACGACGCGCTCGACGTCGACGACGTCGAGGCCGTGCTCGAAACCGTGCGCGCGCTCGATCCCGAAACCGGCGAAGGCGATCGGCTCGCGGCGCTCGCCGTGCTCGTCCTCGCGACCGGCCTCCGCCAAGGCGAAGCCCTCGACCTGCAATGGTCCGACGTCGACCTGCAACGCGGCCGGCTCACCGTGACGGAGGCGAAAACGGCCGCCGGCGTTCGTACGGTCGCGTTGGCGCCGTTCGTCGTCGAGGCGTTGCGCGACCACAAGAAAGCGCAGCGGGCCGAACGGATGGCGGCGTCGATATGGGAATCGCCCGACCTCGTGTTCGCGTCGACAATCGGCACGCGCCTCGACCGCCGGAACGTGCTGCGTTGGTGGCATGACCTCACGATGCGCGCCGGCGTCGGCCGGCGCCGTTTCCACGCCTCGCGCCACACCGCCGCGACCCTGATGTTGAATGCCGGCGTGCCGCTCGAAGTCGTGAGCGAAACGCTCGGCCACGCCGGCCTGGCGATCACCAAAGACGTGTACGCCAAGGTCCGGCCGCAACTCCAACAACAAGCGGCCGACGTGATGCAGACCCTTTTGGGCTGACGCGCCGTCTAGCGCCCCGGAAAATCCTTACGCCTACAAACACCTACGAACGCGGACAACCTCCTGGGCATATGCGTTCACGAGGGCGAATCGCGGCGCGTGACGGCCGACGCGCGCGCGGTTAGGTTGCGTAAAGCGAACACACGCAATGAAAGGCGGCGGACCTTGGCGGCCAAAGTCCCCCCCCCGCGACGAACCCGCGCTAGCCGCGGCGGCGAATCGTTCTATACCGTGCAAAGCCTCGCCGAATATCTCGGCGTTGGGCCCGACACGGTTTACCGGCTGATCCGCGCCGGCCGACTTCCCGGCACGATGCGGCTCGGCCGACGATTCCGCATCCCGAAAAACGCGGTCGACGCGCTCGACGAACGCGCCGGCTGAATGGCGCTCGAAGCGAACGCGCGCTGCGACCGGTGCGGTATCCCGGTACGCGTCCTGCCGATCGTCGGCCGCGCCGGCGCCGACGTCGCGGTCGACCTCGACGACGCGCGCGACGGCCCGCTCTGTATCGACGCCGCCGGCCGTGCCCGCGCCGCCGTGCGTTACCTCGAATGGCGGCCCGACGCGGCGCGGTACTGGCCGCATACCTGGAACTGTCTGGCGCGCGTCGCCGAAAACGCGCGCACCGTCGAAAGGGCGTCGTCGTGATCGTTTGGGAAGTGAAACAAGAACGCGTCGACCTCACCGTGTTGGACGCCGGCGAGGTCGTGACGCTGCCGGCCGGTTGGCAACCGTTACAAGCCGAACGCCGCAGCAACGAATTGGTGCTCCTGCTCGGCCGGTCGCACGACGACCAGCTCGGCGGCGCGGCGCCCGCATGAACGCGACCGCGACGCCGGTACGTGTGACCGACGCGCCGGTCTACGCGCTCGACGTGCTGCGCGAACAGATCGCGCCCGAGGCCTCGAACGGCGAACTCGCGTACCTCTCGCAAGTCGCGCAACACCTCGACCTCGACCCGATCGCCGGTCAAGTCGTGCTGATCGGCCGTTACGACCGGCGCGTCGGCCGCAAAGTGCATCGCCCGATCGTCACGGCCGAAGGCCGCCACGTCATCGCCGAACGTACCGGCGAACTTGTCGGTATCGACGGCCCGGAATGGTGCGGCCCGCGCCTGCCGGACGGCTCGCATACCTGGCTCGACGTATGGGACGACGACGAACCGCCCCACGCCGCGCGCGCGTTCGTCTATCGGCGCGATCGCCGGCCCGCGAACGGGACCGTCCGCTGGAAAGAATTTGCGCAGCGCGATTCGCAAGGCGCGCTGTTTCCGACCTGGGCGCTGATGCCCGCCCACATGCTCGGCAAGGTCGCGGTGTCGCTCGCGTTGCGGCGCGCGTTTCCTGGCATCGTTCCCGCCGGCGTCGACGTCGACCTCGGCGACCTCGAATACGCCGCCGGCGGCGAGAGCGGTACCGGTAACCCAGCCTCGCCGGCGCCCGCGAAGCCGCGCCGGCGTAAGGCGTCGACCTCGGCCCCGGCTGATCGTGCCGAGGCCGAGGCGGCGCCGATCACCGCCGACCAGCGCGGCCGTATCGGCGTGCTGCTCGTCGAGCGCGGCCTCGAAACGCCGGCCGAACAACTCGAATACGCGGCGGCCGTGCTCGGCCGCGACGTATCGGACCCCGGCAAGGTGACGGCCGCCGAAGCCGAACTGATCATCGACGCGCTGCTCGCGCCCGCCGCCGAGGCGGAATCGTGATCCCGTTCGCGGTGGCGTTCCTCGCGATCGCGGCCGCGTGCGCGACGTCGGCCGGCGTCGGTTACACGGCGGGCCGTGCTGCCGCTATCCGCGGTCCTCGCCGTGTCGGCCGTTGGGCCCTCTCGTCGTACCGGGGCGCGCTCGACGCGCTCACGGCCGCATACAAGGC